CAAATAAAATATTCTTTAAAATGTCATAAATTTGAGTTCCATCAAAATCCTGCGCCAGCACACCATTGGTTAAAACTTTTGGCAACCTGGCAAGCGCACCCAGGGCAATGATTGTGATTGTTTGGGCGTATGCAATTCCACCTGCATCACTGACTGACACCGCTACATCAACAATTGAGCCGCCAAATATCGGCACAAATGCAGCTGTGGAATCCTGTATTTCAACTGTAATTGCCTGATTTATTTCAGCCAGGATTGGTGATTGATCCAGGTTAATCAATTGTAAATTTATGTAACCAGCCTGAGCCTGTTCATAGATATTGGTTCGCCCTGATGTAATGGTGAGATTGGATAAAATTGCATTGGTGTAATCAACGCCATTGATTTTGATTTGCCAAACTGGATCCCATACGCTCATCAGTCACCCCTGATGAAATTGTTTGCACCGCCTGTGCCGCGATAGTTTGAATTATTCATAACATCCACAAATGCGCGGGCTGTGGCTTCAGGATCACCTGCAATCCCAATGTTTACTGTAACGGGTGCTTGTCCAAATGGTGTGCCAACAAATCCTGACCCATTGCCCCCAGCCTGACCAAACGGGGTGAAATTGGTTGGAATAACTGGCGGCATTGTTACTGTGACACCTGATGCCTTAGCAGTGCCACCAATGCTGCCGCCACCAGTTCCCCCAGTTAAATTTGGCACACTTTGTTTCAATGTTGGAATGCCGCTATACCCACCAACATTTTGCGCTGGTAATTCAAAATTTGTTAAATCTGCGTTTGAGTTATTAACCAGGGCATTTGCAGCTGCTAAAACGCCCGCTGCCACGCCTACCGCAACCACACCTGCAATTGGATTTAAAGCAAAATAACTAGCAATGCCCGCAACAATGGCACTGGCTTTTAAAGCATTATAGGCTTTAATCAATGTTGTGATAATTGCAATTGTGGCTGTTGCATAGGATGTTAATTTTGAAATGACAAAGATTGTTCCCAGGGTAATACCCAGGGCTGCAATCTCCTCTTTAAATGAAATAATTGTTTTGCCAATGCTTTTGATTTTCTCACCAAATAAGAATGCTTTTTTCTCACTGTCTGTAAATGCATCACTTAATCCTTGATCACCAGTCAATCCACCAACAAACGCATTTAAGGCTGGCACACCTGTTTCCAAAATAAATGTGGTTAGTTTTTCTGTAATTGGCAATAAAGCCATGCCAATTCTCTCTTGGGCTTCATCAATTGCAATTTTAATTCTGACAAAACTCTTTTCAGTTGTTTTTGCTTCATTTTCTGCAAACCCGCCAAATGTGCCTGTTAAATTCTGAAATATTTTGTCAAAATTTCCTGATTTCAAAATTGATTGATCAATGCCCAATCCTAATTTACCCAATGCCAATGTGTTGCCATCATAGGCTTTGCCCAGTGCATTGGCTACGGCTTCCAATGGTTTGCCTGTTGCGCTTGAAATATCTAATGCTAAATTTAATAAATCCTGAGCCTTTTGCACATCATTGGTGCTGCGGGCTAAACGGCTGAATGCGGGTCTAAGTTCATCATCAGTCACGCCAATTGCAATGGATGTTTTATCAATCCAACCGCCCACCGCTGCAATTTGTGCAGTTGTTGCACTGGTTGTTTTTTCTAATGTTTCAGCCAGTTTGCGTTGTGCGCCCTCATCAGCGGCGGCATTCTTAACTGATTGATAAGCAAATGCAGCTGCGGCAGCACCTGCGGCAGCAAATGCCAGGGCTGCCTTTTTGCCAAATTCTGTGGCTTTGTCACCAAATGTTTCAACATCTTTTGTGCTGCCTTTTAACGCATCAGTGAGTTGTTTGGTTTCTGCCAGGATGGAGAGTTTAAGGGTGCGTGAACCTGTTGCCATCACCACTCCTTAACTATACGATCAAAGGCATTCTCCCATTGAGCAATAATGTAGGGCTGCTCATGGCGTAATGTCGGATAAATAAACCAACCGCGTGAACCCCTGCCAAACTGACCTGACCAATTAGGGAATTGCTTATATTTATTTGACCCAAATTCTGTTCCAGCCCATAATTGTTGGGTTGTGCCCCCACCGCTAAATTTCTGAGATGCAAACCCAAAACTGATTTCACCAATCTTTGATGATTTGCTTACCCTTGAACCAGCGGCAACCCGATCATCAACCAAATTTTTTGTGCGCCCTGATGCATCAATAATTTTCTTTTTAAGATATTCAACCAGTGCGCTGGATTCCCTTTTTGCTTCGGTGACTGCCTGATCATCCATTGCACCAAATGCTTTGATAATTCCGCGTTGTTGAGCCTTATCATAGGTAATGGAATTATCCATTGCTTCTCTCCTTTAAAATCTCAACTGCGGTCAAAATCTGCTCTGCGCTTTCCCATTCATTCATTGGGATTGATGTGGCAATTGCCAATTCAATCAACAAATAATTTATGCTTCCGCGCTTGTAACTTTTGGGTCATCAACCCCCACCACCACATCAACAACTGTTTCACACCAAATCTCAAATGATTTGATTGGTTTTCCAGCACTCTCACGCTTCATGGCGTGATATGCCAAAAACATCAAATCACTTATGCCCAATTTGTCCTGGGCTTGGCTAATGATGTAACCAGTTTTCTGTTCCCACTTTGCCCACTCAGGCGGCTGGGCAGTGTAGGTTTCTGATGACCCGTTTCCATATTCAATTGTGATTGGTAATTTCATTCTATTTTCTCCCGATTCTTTAGTTTATGAAATTGTTAAAACTGGCGTGGTCACACATGTGAACGCCAATGAAACTGTTTGTGCATCAGGTGCAGTGCCGCCCGCTGATGGCAGGATTGGCTGCACATCAAAGGCAAATGATGCGCCTGTGTCTGCTACCAATACAACGCCCAAACCTGTTTGTGGTGCGTTGGTTGCAGCTGTCCACAATGCTTCACAAAGTGATGATGCAGCACCCCAGTCAGCCAATAATTCAACTGCCAGGCTGCCCTGGGTGTCAGTTGTGTAATACGCTTTCCCATCAAGTGTTTGATAAGTGTTGATTGTTGAATCAACTGTCAATGTGGCTGATGTAGCCTGTGCAACATAACTGTCAGAATCAATTGTCAGTGTTATGTCACGCCCTGTGATGATTGTTGTTGGCATTTCTTTGTTTCTCCTTAGTCTTGGTTGTAATAGGTGCTGACTGATAGATCAGCGGTTAAAAGTGTAGATGCGCCCACACTGGTGATTGCTGGGCGTTGCACATCTCCGACCACATAACCATTGGGCATGACACCCAAAATTTGAATCACCAATTGTTCCAGGTTATCCAACGCGCCAGGATTGCTGTTGTAGGCAACGGCTGCGGTGATAATAAAGTTAATTTTGACATTGACTGTGCTGCCACCAATTAAGCGGCTTTCCAAATAGGGTGCATCAGGCACAATCACACATGCTGGCGGGATTACCGCTTCGGGCACTGATCCATAAACTGATGCACCGACTGATGCCAGGGCAGTTGCCAGTTCATTGCGAACCTCTAAAATTGATGCACTCATTGTGCAATTGTTTCTGTTTCAACATACGGCAATAACAAAGCCATCACGCGGCTGGTCAATGATCTGCCCATTCTGTATGGTGTCGGGGCAAAATCTACGCCCTCAATTTGTCCACCTGGTGCAACCACTGATTGAAATATCTCAGTGCTTACAACCAGCAATGCATTCTTGATTGCAGCTGTATTTGCATAAAGATCAGCGGCACTTGACCCATCAAGAACCGCGACCCCAGCGGGGATGACTGGAATGGCTGAGAGTGAATCCGCTGCATCTACGCTTGCAGTGAATTGATACACATTTGATGCCCGAGCATCAGCGGTATATGTATCATCTAAGCCACCACAACCAGTCACAACGACTGATTGACCCTCTACGAAATAATTCGGGCGCACTGTTGTAAATGTAATCACATCATCAGTCACTTGATAAGTTTCAATGGCTGATGAATAAGAAACTAACAATGGCAGGATTACCTGCTCACTGCTTGCAATAATTTGTTCCAGGTATGCATCTGAATACATGGTGACACTGACACCCAAAACATTGCGCAGATCGTCTGCATCAATAATTGGCATGTCAGTGTCCTTTCATGTAGTCGGCTGGGCTGCGTTCGGGAGAATCACAACCCATGATTTAGATATTAGGTAAAGTTGAATTTACGGGCACCTGCACCAATTTTGGTTGCAATTGCGCCATAAGAATTTATTGAGATTTCAACTGTGCCATCAGATGGCTTATTAACATCTAGGCGGTAATTTGGTGACTCATACCATGTGTATGAATTAGGCTCAACAACAACCATTGATGCATCTCCACTGCCTGTGACTGCGCCTGAATTATCAACAAAGAAATTCAAACCAGCAACAAGACCAATTTGTGATTGACCAGTTACCAAACCAGTTTGGTTGGATGGCTGATAAGCGTTAAATAATGGAACGCCTGAGTTGTTATATCCCATAATATTTGACCACTGGTCTGGAGATACAATCAACGACCTGGCAAATCTTTGTGTTGATGCATAAATTGCTGAATTTGATCGTGATGTAAATGCAAGCAATCCCGCAGCTGTGTTTGCTGTTGGTGTGCCATCAGCGGTTGCACCTGTGATTATTGCATCACCAACGGCTTTGGTTTGTGCCAATGCCATTGCTGCACCCATTATGCTGACAAGTTCTGCAAAGAAATCAGGACTGCTGCGCTCAATAATCTCAGTTGTGAGAATATTGCGACCCGCATAGCGGCTGATATCCACATTTAAAAATGCAGATTCAATGCCAGTGTTTGTGACTGCGCCTGATTCTGCCACTGCCGCTACAACTGCGACCTGTGAAATTTTTGGAATTTGGAATTGAAGCCCAGCATCAGGCAGGTTTCCGCGACTGATTGCATCAATGTTTGCTCTTGTTGCATTGCTCAAACCATTGATAACCTCATTCAATTGGCGTGTTGGGTTAAAACCAACATTGGTTGTTGCCAAATCATCTGTTGCAGCTTTAACATAAAGTGCTGAATCTGAATTTGGATTCAAATGTGCTTTGATTGAATGCTCTACCCATGATCCCATATTCACAATTGGGCTTCTTGGCTTTGCATAAAACATTGGTGTTGATGTTGTTGCTTTAATTGCCAGTGATGCATCAACTGTTTCAGTTGGTGCGGCTGGTTCAGTAATTGGCTCTGACACTTTTTCTCCTTCGGTTGTTGGCTCTGTTTCCACAACTGTTGTGGGTTCAGAATTTTCCTCTGTTGCTGCCACTTTTGTGACACGCGCTGATCTCACTGCTGGTTCAGATGTGAGTGCAACGGCTTGCAAATCTCCATTGATGATTTTCATTGTTCCATCCTTTAACATT